TATTTATATTTTCAAAAACTATACCATCAGAACCAGCAAAAAAGGCTAAAATATATTTTATAAAATGTTTTTCATTATCACTTAATTCATTCCAATCATCCATATCTTTGGAAAAGTCGATCTCTTCGGCGGTCCAATTTGACATTTGAGCCTTTTTATACAAAGTCCATAAATTTTCATGTTCTATTGGAAATACAGTAAACCTACTGAGTGTTGGTAAAAGCATTGGTTCCGAATCTTCAAGAAACTCCTGGAATTCAAAGAAGTCTCCCACCAGGGCATCGTTTACAAATATTTGTGGAAATGTAGAAGCTTGTGCACCACATCTGATTTTTAATTCGGTTTTATCAATCATTGTTTTCGTGTATTCAAGGTTATAGTCCTTACAAAGGTTTACTGCGTGTTCGCAATACGTACATCCGTCTTTGGATAAAATTTCAACTCCCATCTGTGCTAATACTTGTAAATATTTTTGTCGCAAAACTTTAGATATGATTAATATTTCTGAAATTCAGCCTGGAGATTTAGTCCGGGTTCTTGTGAATTTAGATGATATAGAAGATGAACTGTACGCCAAAGTAAAAGAAAACAACGAAGATTACTTAGTTGTTTCCTATTATTCCGAGACATCAATGACGTATAAAGGTTCTCGAATACACGAATACGAAGAAGACAAAGATGAACTTGTTCAATGTGAAAATCTTTCTGAACATCACCAGTCTCCAGACTATTTTGTAAAAGTTAAGGATAATTTATATGCGATGATAGACGATATAGATTCTGATATAGAGAGTGAAATAATAGACGAATCTGATGATGACGGGAGTGATCTCGATGACTTTATTGTATCAGACGAAGAAGTTGATGGTATGATTATACCACCACCAAACAATGCTACAATTGATAAAGAATGGAACGAATGGGAGCCTAGAAGCCCGGGATCTATGCGTTTTAAAGAAACTGTAAATGCGATAGAAACATACGCAAAAATACAAGCCGATGAATTGAATTTTTAAACCTAAGTGCGATTTATCATTTTTCTAAATATACTATTTTATTGTATAATGGAAGAAATGGCTACTATATGGTCCGACGTGGACAAACTTTTAAAAAAACCAAAATTAAAAAAGCCAGTTAATACTTATACGTGTAAAGAATGTAACGGAACAAAAGTGTTCTCAAAAGAAGGTATGCCAACGTGTTCAGATTGCGGCCTCGTGGATTCTATGTACATAGATGAAAGCCCTGAATGGACAAGTGGTATATCCGATGATGGTAAAATAAATGATCCTTCTAGATGTAGTGGACCAAACGCAAATCCAGAGCTTTTTTCTCAAGCGTGGGGTAAAGGAACAATTATCGCAACACAACATTCATCCACGTATGAAAATAAACGTATGGCTAAGATTAATTTTCATCAATCTATGAACCATAAAGATCGCGCATTGTTTCATGCGTATAAAAGTATAGATGAAGCATGTCCAAACTTACCCGATTCGGTTTTAAAAGATGCTAAAATGATGTATAGAAAATTTAATCTAGAAAAGCTGACGAGAGGTGCTGTTCGTTCGGGTGTTAAAGGTAACTGCGTTTTATACGCATGTCGTTTATCGAAAATCCCGAGAACAACAAAAGAAATTGCAGACATGTTTAGAATAAATAGTAAAGATATAAGTCGAACAACGCAGATGTTTACAGAAACACTTTTAGGTAAAACAGAAAAAAACTATGTTACACGACCGTTTGATGTCATGCAGAGGTTACTCAATGAATTTACAGTTACAAGAGAAGAAAGACTTAACTGTAATAAAATGTGTTCTAAACTTGACAAATGTTCAGAGCTTATGAGTAAAACACCAAATAGTGTAGCGTCAACTATTATTTATTACATTCTTAAAAATAACTTTACAAAAACAGAAATATGTGAAAAATGTGGTATATCTATACCAACACTAAATAAAATCGAAAATATAATTAAAAAATACTTAGAGGAATAAAACATTAAATTTGTAATATGGTAAAACTATTTTTAAGCACCCCGTGTTATGGTGGTCTTTGTTTAGAAAAATATATGATAGGTGTTATAAAACTTCAACTTCTTCTTATTCGTGAAGGTATTCAACTTATGATTGATACAACAGAAAATGAGAGTCTCGTACACCGTGCACGTAATGTTGCAATTGGACGATTCATGCAGAAAACAGATGCAGAATATTTTATGTTTATAGATGCTGATGTTGATTTTGATCCTGGGTCAGTCGTTCGTCTTATAAAATCCGGACATGATGTATCGGTTGCCATTTATCCTAAAAAAGTTGTTATGTGGGATCAAGCCAAAAAATCAGTTGAAGCCGGTGACGAACGCGATATGGCAATGCTTTCCTCAAGTTTAGTCGCAAACATAGGTGCACTACATAGAACAGTCGAAAATGGGTTTGTAGAAGTTTTAGATGGACCAACGGGATTCATGGTTATTACTCGTACAGCACTCGATAAAATGCATGAACATTATAAAGAAGAATTGAATTGTGTGAATGATCATCAAAATAGAGATTTTGAGGAATATTGTGCTGTATTTGATTGTATGATTGATCCAGATAATAGGCGATACCTTTCCGAAGATTATGCTTTCTGTAGACGCTGGCAACAAATTGGGGGTAAAATATTTGCGGACTGTGGGACGACTTTAGGTCACGTCGGTAATTTACCATTCACCGGATGTCTTAACGATAGGCTTAAGGCTTAGAGTACATGTGTACTAAACATGAAAATAGCAACAATTATTGTAACGCGTGGTAAATCATGTCACGTTAAAACACTCCACACTGTTCTCAGATTTAATATAAAGTGTATGCAACGAGGTAACACAGAAAATGAAGTTGTTTTTGTAGATGATGAACCATTTGACAAGGCTGAAATGATTTACACGTATTTAAAAACACACGACCGTATATTTTTTGTGGATTTTGGTATTAGTGTTGACGATAATTCACTCGATAGAGTTTTCGATAAACACGATGGTATTGGTTGTTTTGTATTTCCGGGTGTGACCGAGGGTATTGATTGGGATATGTTTAAAAAAGGTGTTAAATCAGGTTCAAAAGAACCGGTAGAACAATTGGGATTGCATTTTGATACAGTAGTTGCAAATAAAATTTCGGATGATGTATATTCCGTAAATGAAACGTCTGCAAGGTCATGGGTTATGATGAACAAAAACGTTATTAAAAATCTCAAAGATAAGAAAAATGGGTCGTTTAAGATACACCCAAGAATGAAAATCATGTTTTCAAAATTTAAAGATGCTGGTATCAAAATTCATGCATATACGGCAGCTAAGTTGATTATGACCTATAGTCATGAATGTGTAAGTAATCTTCTAAGTTCTGCCGGTGTTAAAGCAAATTAAAGAATATAGTATTTATATAGAACATAATGACACGTGTATTTATAAAGTCGAGTGATCCACTTTACAAATATACGATATCCTTTATGGAATCCAAATGGGGAACTAAAAAAGGTATATTTCCGGGGTGTCAACCTATTTCAATAGAACGAGAACACTTTGGTATACTTTCAAAAAACGATTATGTCGTATGTGAAAAAACGGATGGAACACGATATATGATGTTGGCATTTATGTACGAAAATCGAAAAGTATGTATATTTTTGAATCGTGCACTTGAAATGTTTACATGCCCACTCAATTTTAGACGACCAATATATGAAGGTACTATACTTGAAGGTGAATTATACGAGAATATATTTATGATATATGATTGTTTAATGACGTGTGGCGAAGTTATTGGTCAACAAAACTTTTTAGAACGTCTCGAACATTGTGAAAAAACAACTAAAAAGATGATGGTTTTAAAAACAGATCCAATATTGTTAAAGGTTAAAACGTTCCACCTTCACACGGAATTTAATGAGTTTATGGACGTATATCTCCCAACCGTCAAACAGGAAATGGATGGTCTTGTTTTTACACCTATAAACGAACCTGTACGTACAGGTACACATGAAACTATGTTCAAATGGAAACCAAGAAACAAAAACACAATTGATTTTAAAGTGAAGAAAGCACCAACGGTTGAAACACCTGGATGTGCTCCGGGTCCATCCGTATGGAGATTGTATGTACAAGATAGAGGTAAACTTATACACGAGTCACAGATACCAATAGATCGTATGTCGGAATATAAATGGTTGAAAGAAAATGATATAGTTGAATGTATGTATGTGACATGGGAAACTGGTCCATTTTGGTGGAAACCATTAAAAAAACGTACCGATAAAACGTTTCCGAATAGTCGTCGAACGTTTTATAGAACACTCGTAAACATCAAAGAGAATATCCAAATGAAGGAGTTTCTAGATTGTAGACCAAAATGTAATGACTATCTTCTTTAGGTAATGTATTAAGTTTACCTAAACTATCATCATCTTGTATAATCCAATCTTCACCAAATTTAGACATAGACATGTAATGCCCACCCCATTGAATACCTTTATGAATTATAGTACCCTTTAATACGTACCCTAAATTTAAATGCTCTTCGACTTTCACACAACTTTTTGTATCGAATGAAATGAGTAAAACCTTCGGTTTTTTAGAAATAGTACGTCGTGTCGTAGCTACATGATGTTTTTTCCCTTCATTATCAATATATCCTTCAATTGTATTCCATTTATAACCTTCATCAATCATTTCATTTACACTTTTTATCTGTTTACCCATGTTTAAAAAATGTATACAAAAAGGTGTTTTTACAGTGTTTTTGCCTACCGGGGATATAGTAATTTGGGTTGTTTCACCATATAATACTTCTTTAATTATAGGGTACTCTTTTTCGAGTATATCTATAATACATAATAGAGCGTCCTGAGCATCATGAGGTTCGCCAATTTTAAATCGAGGGTATATTTTCAAAAATTCATGTAAAAGTGGTTCGAGTGTAAAAACCTTAGATTCGTGTGTTGAAAAATAAATATGAACCACGTTTTCGTATATTTTTGTAAATAAACATTCACCTTTATATTTATGATGTATTATATGAGATGATATATCATGTATATGTAGAAAACATTGTATAGCCGAATTAAAATAACACGTGTTCCCAATGTTTGTGAAACCGTGCATCTAAAAAAGATGTATAAAAAAGGCTTAAGAAGAAGGCGCGATACATAAATGTAAGAAAACATGAACGTTCATAAAATTTGTGATACAATTCAACCCATTCTTGATAAATTTAAGAATGAAGAACACGTCGAAATGGAATTTCGTCTCGGTAAATACAATGGTACATTCTTTGATACGAATATAGGTGAAAATATGTATGTTGCTATCCTGAAAGGTCTTAGTAAATATAATGGTTGGGATCGTATTGTTCGATCGGAAACAGAAGTCTTTTTTCGTGAAAAGGATAATCTTCGTATAACAATAGATGAAACTACAAATGAAGAAACTATTATAAAAAAAGAGAGGGTACACGTTGAGGATTTTAAACAAATTGAAGGAACACCTTTCGATATACGATTTTCCGTGAGTAAAGAAATACCAATGGAACACGACTACGATAGTGAAATGGATGGTAAAAAAACAAAGACACGCACATCATATATTCGCAAGAATGTATCCATTGATGTGACATCAATTTCCGGTAATACACAAGATATGGATTCAGAAGATCCGTTCACGTACCAAATTGAATTTGAAATTATGAAACCTCAAAATGTAGAAGATAAGGATACATTATTTAATATTATTCATAAAATAAAAGATTTATTTAATATACTATGATGTTAATCTGGATACTTATACTTGTAACTATACTATTTTTAATGCGTGATGTTGATTCAACAGGTGAGCGTGTCATTGTTCTTGGATTTTCTACAAAATATTTTTATATGTCACACGGTGAATCAAAAAAGATGTATGAACAAATGCGCAAGGATGGTATACCAGATGAATTACTTAAAGAATTCATCATGATGGAAGATAAACTCCTTAACCTCGAACGTTTATCAGTATGTACACAAACATCGAGAATAATTGAGGCGTTCGCTCTTTCTAAACGAATATCAGATACTTTTAATGAGTATGATTTTTCCTATCACGCGAAACACCTTAAACAAATTACTGAACCACACAAACTTATAAATCGAAATATAGTATGTTCGTAAGGTACAAAAGTGTACGTCGATGGGTTCCCGGTTGCATCTTATGTATATTATCGAATATGAATATCATAAGATTTTGATCATCGGGGTCACGATATTTTTCTAAATAGGCTTCGGCATTTTTAGTGTTTATAAAATCATCCGTACAATGGTATTCAATTTCTAATTTTCCCATACCATTTTCATTTTTTCTTTCAATACTTATATAATCTGCTAAAGTATAAAATATACCATCTATAATGCTCGACAAAATATATTTATTCCAACGATCTTTATAATCTATAATAAAGTCATTTGTATTTTGTCGGACACGGTTTAATAATAGTTCTCTCGGATCGTCCATCTTTTTATTTAGTTTTGCTTTTATTCTTTAACGCTGACGGTGTATTTTGTTGAAGTTGGCGTTTTATTGTAACGTAATTCTTTATTTTACTACTATTAAGAGCGTATGTTTTTGGTAAATTCGCCGCATATTTTATAACGTTATTTACCATATTTTTACCAAACTTACCATACAACTTTTGTGCTTCATTTCTGAGAAGTTTTTTCTTAAGGGTATTTTCTTGATTAAGTTTCATGTCTTTGACCATCGCTTTTTTGATGTCGTTCGCGACCATCTTTCTTATAATACCGTTACGTGATGTGACATTAAGAGAATTATTCTTTTCAGCTTTATTTAATTCTCTCTTTACGTCACGTACATTTTTATCCAAATCCATAACTTTACCATACTTTGTCATCCACTTTTTACCATACATTTTAACGAGATCGTTTCTTATACCCGTATCATTGAGTCGTCTTCTCTGATTGGTCATGTTTCGATTTCGTTTTAAGAGAACTTTTTCCATCTCGTTTGCGAGTGAATTTGGTGTATTAGGTGTTTTCGGTTTATTTTGAAGTTTATCACATAACATTTTTACAGTATCCTTATCGTCAATCGTGATACCCTTAGATAATGCCATCGCAACGAGTTGGTCTTTTTTCATTGTTCGACACAATTTTCCGTCTACTTTTAAGTTGGATGTACCTTTCTCAATCGCATCCAGTGCCGAACATATAACACTTTTATTATTTTTTTCGCGTATCCCGACAACACCCAACTTTTTAGCAACGTCGAGTAAAACGGGTTTTGTAAGTCTATCACACTTACGCCCACCTATTTTCATAGTACCATCTTTATCATATGAAATAGAAACGTTTTTAGGTGTACTTTTTTTCTTAGAAACACTCCGTTTCTTTGGGATTTTAAAACAGCAATCTGACCCCTGTGGATTTTTACGAACTTCAAAACCATTTTTACATGGTGGGCGACGTGGTTTAGGACACGTTGATGCTTTTACACTTTTCATTATAGGAAGTTTTGGGGCATTTACATTACGGTTTACCAACCCCATTGTGTACCCTAAAACATGGAGTAGTTTTACCATATCAATACCCACTTTATATGCATTTTCAAGATCATCTGGGTCACTTTCACCCTGAACCTGAACGACGCCAGAACCAAGTTTTCCAGATTTAGTCGATAAAACAAAATTATGATCTTTATACATTATGTATAAAAAGGGTGTCAATTCAGACTCGTACCTAACACTTTGAGCTTTTACCGGATTTTGTTGTGAAATTCTTATTAAATCGAAGTTTACGTTTGTATTAAAGAATCCCGCAATATTGTTATATTCAATTTCGTTATATAAAAAACCTTGTTTTTGTGTATACGTATCAATTAAATATTTACGCAAGGATTCGGGTTGTTTTTTAAGATTTGTAGACCCTAAAAATCCACCAGAAAATCGTATTTTACCATTACTGTAAATAACAAATGTGAATTTTTTTTGTTCGGTGCCGTCCATCATATACCCACTTAATTGTATCGAAAAGAAGTCCTTTTTTAAATCACCCTTTAAACCAAAATTGGATGTATGTATGGCACCTGTCTGAAACCTCCCGTAATATCCTTTAATTTCGTTAAGATCTATAGTTAAACCAGGTGCTATTTGAGAATGTCCCTTTGGTTTTTGTTTTAAAATGTATTGTAAATCGACACGCTTTTCATCTTTTGAAAACTTTTTGTTTACAAGGACGTTGTACATACCTGGATGAAATTTTCCAATTTTGAGACCACCTTTTTTAGTTGGCTCTGTCTGAATAGACACATTCGAATTTTTTACGAATTGCCTGGGATCCATATCTTAATCTAGTGTGATATTTTAATTAATATTCGTTACCAAATGTAATGTCTTCGTTCACTATATCTATACCAAATATGAAAGCCTGTCTGGGGTAATTACGCCCCTTATAGGTGAGTGATACTTCGCGAACTTCTATTTCACGCTGACTGAATGGACCCACGTAAAAATCCTGCGTAAATCGAGGTTTTCCAAGATTATTTGCTTGACAATGTGAATTGAATAATGCAACAAATTCTTTTTGTGGACAAAATAATTCTTTCCCGTATTTTACACCTGTAGACTGCATGAAGTTTTCGAGTGTACTCGCGACTGTCGCGACTTGTTTTTGAATTGTCTTAAAATATTCGGGAACAACATTCCAAATATCTCGGTCCGCATACTTTTGCGCATATTCAAGATATGCACGAATACATTTTTGAAGTATGATGGGTAATTCAGCATCGAGCTTATATTCGAGAGTTGGATCAGCATCCTTGACTTGTTTACCAAAGTTCCAAGTAAGAATACGACGCAAAACACTACCAGAATTATCTTTCCAGTTTGGAATTTCGTTACCACCAAGTACACCGGGTGTGGACCATTCGAAAGATTTAGCTTTTTCGTGTTTTACTGCAATGGAAACGTCTTCACCAGATACAATAGATTGAAATTCAGCTTGTTCGAGTTGTAAATCACCTTTTACTTCGGGGGCTATGAACATAAATGCATCATAAATGGACGATAATCCAAATTTCTTTTCAACATTATTTGAAAGTGTACGTACATCGTCGGCGTTATAGAATTTACGAAACACTTTTGTAATGAGTGTTGATTTACCTGAACGTGCAATACCTTTTAAGAAAGGTATAACCTGCCATGTATCTATATCATTTACATTAAAACATAAACGACCACCCATAATATACATCCATTTGGATACATCTGAATCAAATTTTTGGTATTCGAGAATCGATTGGAAAAAGGGTGTTGGAATATCATACCAATTGTCGAGGTGTTCGTAATTCGTAAATTCCTTATCGAAATATTTACAACTTACAATGGTTTGATCGAGATTTTTAAATTCACGTGACTCATACGTATAAAAGTTAGATTCATAAAGCCCAGTTTGTGCAGACCATTCTTTACCTATAAAAATACCATTTTTAAACGACCAAACGTGACGATTTTTAATAATCTCTGGAAATTGCATATCTTTACAGTGTGTTAAGTGTCGTATAACGTCATTATAGGCTGATCCGCGACTCGATAAATTTTTCCAAAGTTCATAGCGTGTTTCTTTCTGTGCAACCCCATATACATACTCCTGTATTGTATCGACCTGTTTCCATGCGCGCGTATCTTTACCATCCTCAGTCTTGATTTGTGTACAACAATACCCTTTGTATCTTTTAACATTCGTTTCATAAAGGTTTTGTAAACATGCAAGAATTGCCTGTTGGTATGGTGCTAATTCCTCTACTTTATCCATAGTTGAACACCTAAAAATAGACGGGTCGGATTCTGGGTTTATGGGAACGTATGTTGGATTATTGATACGTTCGTGTATACGCGCCGCTCTAAAAATAATTTGCCAGGCGTCATCAACTTGATCGATAAGACGATTTATACGCATGGATATTTTCATATCTTCATCGTCTTCCGTATCCAAAAGTTTTAAAACTTCAGCCCGATGATACATTTGTCCTAACTGCATTTTCAGACGTTTATGGTTTCCAGAAACAAGTTCAACATCAAACCTAACGGGTAATCCCGTTTCGGGGTCGAGGTCCTGAGGATTTATAAAGTTTTTATATCCGAGTTGGAACGATATCATACTATTATCCGTAGTATTGATGTCCCACATATCTTCTAGTTGTGATAGAAGCTGCATAAACTCTTCAGGGTTGAGTGATTGAATCTGGTTAGACCACATAATAGCATTGGATTCGCGTTGATTTGTATCCGAACTAATAAAATGGGTTTCATCCATTTCCTTTTATTACATATGGATTATTTTTCTAAGTTAATTTTTTTGCATTTGAGATAACATTTTTATAAGAATTTTGTTTTGGATTTCCATCTGTCTTGATATATTTACCAGTGCAGAACATACGGTATCACCTTCTTCAGTCGCGAGGACCGAACTTAAGAGACCACCCATATCCATCATATAGGGTTCGTCTTCGAACATATCATCATCATCTGTCATTTCAAGGTTAAGGTCATCGACTATAGATTCCTGATCTTCAATTTCACTATTTTCATCAATTTCTTCGGTTGGCTCAAGAATTGTTTCTTCTTGGTCAGACATTTATATGTACCAGGAAAAATAGGGTCGGGTTTTTTCGCACATTTCACCTGAAAAAAAAATCTCAGCCTATAGTACAAAAACAAACAATATGGCCGGTGGTCTCATGCAACTCGTCGCCTACGGCGCCCAAGATGTCTACTTGACTGGTAACCCAAAAGTCACTTTCTTCCAGGCGGTTTACAAACGCCACACTAACTTTGCGATGGAAAACATCGAACAAACTGTTAACGGTACCCCAGGTAATTCTGGCCGCGTTTCCGTCACGGTCGCCAGAAATGGTGATTTGATCGCGGACATGTACATTGAAATGAAGGGTCCAGCTTCTGCCAAGCTTACTACGGACTCTCCATGGATGATTGAACGTGCGATCAAGGATGTTGAATTGTCCATCGGTGGACAAAGAATCGACAAGCACTACCAAAAGTGGTGGAGATTGTACGCTGAGTTGTACTTGACTGCTGAAGGCAAGAACAACTACGGTAAGATGACCTCGTGCACAACTACATCCGGTACCATGTATTTGCCACTCATCTTTTTCTTTAACAGAAACCCAGGATTGGCGTTGCCATTGATTGCCTTGCAATACCACGAAGTCCGATTGGACATTGACTTGGCTTCCGATTTTACGGATTGGGCCGATGCTTCCAAGACTTTCAAGGTCTGGGGTAACTACATGTACCTCGACACTGAAGAGCGTAGACGATTCGCGCAAAAGGGTCACGAATACTTGATCGAACAAGTCCAACACACTGGTGCGGATTCCATCACTGTTGGTTCCCCAAAGCAAATCAGATTGTCGTACAATCACCCAGTCAAGGAATTGGTCTGGTGTACTGATGCCGACAGCTCCAACTTGTGGAACTTTACTTCGGGCGATCCAGTCGCTTTGTCGGCCAACCTTACCGCTCTCACCTTGGCGTCTAACGTCACGTGCACACCAAGCGAGATTGGTGCGCCATTCGTGAAATTGGGTTCTGCCTCTAAATTCTCCGAAGAATTGGCTGGTCCACTCGACACGTTCAAGTTGGTCCTCAACGGTCAAGACAGATTCAAGGAACAAGGTGGTAAGTACTTTAACCAAGTGCAACCATACAACCACCACTCTGGTTCCCCAATGCCAGGTATCTACTCGTACTCTTTTGCCCTCAAGCCAGAAGAGCACCAACCAACGGGTACTTGCAACTTCTCCAGAATCGACAACGCGCAAGTGTCTATCAAGACGAAGGCGAACTCGGAAAAGAACACTCTTCACATGTTCGCTGTCAACTACAACGTCCTCAGAATCCAATCGGGTATGGGTGGCCTCGCGTTCTCCAACTAAGCGTCTATTAAGCGTTTAAAAATTTAAAAAATAAATAAAATTTACAATTTAAAAATTAAAATTTAGACCAAATTTTAAAGTTTAACCTTAAAGTATTTTTGTATTTTTTCGAGTATGTACCAATTTGCTTCTATTTTACCCATTTCAATTTTGTTTATGGTATCTAAAGTTTCGCGAATTCTGTGTGCAAGTTCAACCTGTGTATGACTTCTTTCTATACGTATACGTTGAATTCTTTTACCTACTGTATCGTCCATATTGATAGTGATTAGAGTTTAACACCCAAAACTCGACGCAATTTTTGCATGACGTTAGGATCAGGAATTGATTTACCTAATTCGTACGAAGAGATAATATCTGTTGATACGTTTAT